TTACTTTTTTAGCAGCCAGTCGTCCATCTCCAGTCTTACCCCCAGCACAGACAAACATCCGTCAATAAACCCTTCGGCTATCTGCATCTCAATTCGTATTGCTTTTTCGCTTTTCTTTCTCGTCCTGGCTATCTGTCTTTTTGATATTCGCAACAAATAATGAGCAATGAGAAGCGAATACTCCTCAGGTTTTTTCTGCTTCAGACGAGCAAGACAGTTTTCAATGATAAGTCCGTCATCATCGCAGCAGGCCGGACGTGGTTTAGTGGCAGATGGTAAAAGTCCTTTGAATCCGGCAGCGATCGGAGAATAGTCCACCCCGGTGTTACTACTTGCCGCCCATGCCCCCCAGCGTTCAAGAACCATCTGAATATCACGCATCAACTTTCTCCACAAAATCAGGACAGCACACCAATCGCCAGCGCGCGATCGATAAAACGAAATATCAGCTCCAGTTGGGAACCATACTTCTCTTCAAATGCCACGGTATCCGCATGCAGTTCGTCATGGTGTTTTCTGCACAAAGGCAACACAAAAAGGTCATGCGCTTTTGTACCCATTCCACCCTGACCATGGCCAATCAGGTGATGCGGATCGTCGGCTGGCTTACCACAACATGCACACGGCTGCGTCTTAACCCAGCGCGTGTACTTTTCATTAACCCAGCGACGACGTTTGGGGCGTAACATAAAAGACTCCGGCGACTCCGGATCCACTTTCAGCGCCAGCACCTTTTTCGCTTTATCCCGGATGATGCTGGTGGCGAGAACCGAAGGCACAAGGTCACTTTCCCGGGTAACAGACGGCACAACAGTCTTCGGTAATCTCAGTGCCTTACGGGCTGCACTTTCCGGTAAGGCATCCGCCAGGTCATTACGAACCAGCCACCAGCACAGTTCCGGCATTGTCACAACGTGACTGTCATCAAAACCGAGATCACGACGGACTACGGACAACACCCAGCGGGCACAGTTATCCGTTGCCATTGATTCCAGACGTTCCGTGAACTGATCGCGAAGCAGGTTATCGCAGTGCCAGCACAGACGGATTGCGCCTGGCGCGTGTCGCATTGTGGTCATGTTCTCGCTGTGCCATCCGGAATGAGGCCACTGGCAGCCTTTTTCACGAAGTAACCAGCTCTCAAGGCATTCCACGCCACCAGCACGACGGATCACCGCCTCATGGCGGAACACGGCCCGAACGGCAGGATCATCCGCCAGCGGTTGTGATGCTGCCGGAACGGCACCACTGGCAAAAGAGGAATAACGTTCCGGCTCAGGCTCCAGCAGGACACGCCCCTGCATAAACAGGGGCATCAGCTCTGAACCGGGTCTGAACAAGACGATCCCCATACGCGGGGCAATTTCAGGGGTCAGCAGTGCTCTCACGGTCACCTCAGCGAACGGTATTGCATGAACGCAGGAGAAAAAAATTCAGCCATCACGCAGTAAACTCCTTCACCAGCGTTTCAAACAGGCTTACCTGGCCTTCCAGTTCCGCCACGCAATCCACCAGCTCATCCACCGCCTTTTGTGTGCGGTGTTTTGCCTGCAGCAGATCACGAAGCGCCGGAGTAAGCTGCTTGCGGAGCGTATCTTTTGCCACGCTCGTTTTTTCCATCTGTTCAGCACAACGAAGCATCTCCTGCGCCTGCCGACGAAGTTGTTCCGGTGAAACAGTGGTTGTTCTGTTGTTCAAAATAAACGCTCCGTTTTACTACCCGACATGCGGTTATTGCTGTATCTGCGCGGATTGCCCGGCGTCATGGGAGTGGAAAGAATCCGGGCACTCTCCTGGTCCACAGGCAGAAAATGCCCGTTATGAAAACGCCGGTAAATGGTACCCAGCGTGCCATTACGCTGTTTCGTGATGTTGATTTCTGCTATGCCTCTCGCCTGTGTCTCCGGGTTGTACACCTCATCCCTGTAAAGCATCAGAATGATGTCTGCATCCGCCTCTATTTCCCCTGAGTTTTTCAGGTCCGAGTTCATGGGGCGTTTATTGGGTCTGGATTCCACGCCACGGGAGAGCTGGCTCAGAGCAATCAGCGGAAAACCGCCGGATTTTGCCAGGCTTTTAAGTCCCTTTGAGATTTCCCCCACAGCAAGGTCGTGACGCCCCGTGCTGCGGGTTTTAATCAGGCCGAGGTAATCGACCACCACCAGCGCCGTTTCCGGGTGTTTCATCCGGTGGTGCCTCGTGGTTGCACATATCTCATCAATGGTCAGGTTTGCCTGGTCCACCATCCAGATATTACGCCCCGTCATTCGTCCCACGCCCTGTGAGAAACGCGCCCAGTCTTCATCTTCAAAACGGGCAACAGACTTAAGACGGGATACCGGCATTCCCCCGGCAGCAGACACCATACGTTCACCAATCTGAATGTTCGCCATCTCCATGGTGAACAGAAGCACGCCATGCCCCTGCTCAGTCACCTTGTCGATGATATCCAGCGCAAGTTCGGTTTTCCCCATCGAAGGACGGGCCGCAATGAATACCAGGTCGCCTGGCTCCATACCGCCCGTTTTTGCGTCCAGTTCATCAATACCGGTCATCAGCGCCCTGGATTTCTCCAGTCCCTGATTGCGGCATTCAACACGGTCGACCACTTCCGGAAGGACATCATCAATGTGAACCGGCTGAATGACGCCCTTTCCGGTCGACAGTGAGGCCATCATGTTCTGCGCATCCTTCAGGGCATCCTCGGCTGCTTCACAGGTATACGCATCACGTAAATTCTGTAATGCTTCAGTCAGTGTTTTTTCTGCATCGCGCAGTGCGGCATTGCGCCGCAACGCTGCGACATAGTGCTCCAGTGAAGACTTCACCCAGGTTTTGCGTCCGGTGTCGGTAATCACCGGGGCAAGTTCCGGCATCTCATTGCACAGTAGCACGGGATCAATGACGCCGGATACGCGGGCCTGTCTGCAAATTCCCGCGTAAATATCCCGGTACTGTCGTGCAGAAAAAACGTCCGCCGACAATGTGGCCAGAATATCCATCACTTCCGGATCAGCCCCACGCAGAAAAAACGCGCCAATGACAGCGCCTTCCAGGTCATCGTTACGCCATGCCGGGGTGTTCTGGCTGGTCATGCTGCAACACCTCCGATACGAGAACGGTAGCTGGGCCAGTTAAACGACAACCAGTTGCGCCCGCCATTGGTGATCCTGTCGGCAATCCGGGGACTGATGAACGCCCACAATTCTTCCGGTGAAAGGTTGCTGATCAAGATAGTTGGCAAAATACCCTCATACCGGGCATTGATAATTTCCTGCAAAATGGCCATTTCAGCCGCACTGCCAAACTGAACGCCGACTTCGTCGATGATCAGCAAATCCAGTGACGCATAATGCTCAATGACGTCATCCGCTGTTTTTTCACTGTCATTCCGCCAGCAGTTTTTTACAGCACGGGTAAGGCGCATCACGTCGGTGATCTCCACACTGGCCAGATAGTTACGGATGATGTGTTTTGCCATTGATACCGCCAGATGATTTTTCCCGGTACCGCAACTGCCGGTCATAACAAGACTGGTACCGTTCTCCAGCATATCTGGCCAGTTCTCCGCATAGCGGCGACAGGCCGCAAGATTTCTGGCTGCGTCAGGATTAACCTCCAGATAATTATCAAACTCGCAGTCCCGAAAACGCAGAGCAATTCCGGCGTTATCAGTCAGTTCTTCCGCCTTGAGGGACGACAGCTCCATGGTCAAATCGTTGGCCTCAGCTATCAAGCAGTCAGGGCAGCATGAAATTTTTTCTCTGTCCTCGCCATTACGATCGCTCCACACCAGAATATGTGTGTGGTACTCGCCATGTTTTTCGCAACACCCACGCCCTTCACGCATCCAGCAGGAACGATAAGGCCATGGTTTTTCGCCCTTCTGAGCAAATGCAATCTCTGCCCGTAACTCATCCATCCGCGCCTGTAGTCTTGTTTGTTGTTCACGCAGGTTAAACGTCATCATCGCTGTCACCTCAGAATGTCAATTTGTCACTGGATTTACCGAATTTGTCAGACATGGCTCCCAGGCCAGCCAGGACATCGACCTGTCGCTGTCGCCCACCTCCGGGAGCTGCTGGCTGTTGCCAGAAATCTTCGAAGTGACGATCGGGTCCAAAGAACGTCGACGCCTGCTTCACGAACTGGGTGCCGGTATTTCCTGAGACACGCACCCAGGCAGCATAGCGTTTCACACCGTTGAGCATGGTTTCTGGTGTCACACCTTCCCTGATTCGGGCTTTCCAGGCTTTGAAGGCTGCTGACTTGGAATTACCACCAGCACGTTTGGGATATTCCTGCCAGGCCTGTTCAAATTCCGGTGAATATTCCTGTCTGGCAGAACGCGCTGGTGCAGACGCGTCAGCGGATGCGCCAATATCTTGCGGTTCATGTTTTGAATTTACTGGTGGTTCATGTTTTAAACCTTGTGGATCTGGGGTCAGATTCTGAAGGGTCAAACGCGTATTTTTGCCAGAATCTGAAGGGTCAAACACACCTGAACATACAGATTCTGACGGTTCAGATTTTGAAGGTTCAGAATCTGAAGGGTCACGTAATCCTGAAAGTCTGCGCTGCTGTTTCAGTTCTGCAACCTTATCCCGCTCTGTTCTGGCAAGCAGCTCAAGCCGATCAGCATTCAGATGATAAAGATTGGACGTATTACGGTTACCTTTGCGGCGTGACTGACGCGTCAGCCAGCCATCAGCCTCCAGTTCGGAGATTGCCGTTCTGACTGTACTTTCTCCCAACCCAAGCTGTCGGCATATGGTTTCAACACCTGGGTAGCACACCCCGTCATCATTCGAATAATCCGCCAGGCGCGCCATAATCATCAGTTTTGCACCTTTGATGCCATATGCTGCACATGCATCCCAGACATTACCTAGGATTTTGCTACTCATACGGCACCTCCCAGACGCTTAAACATTTTTCCGGACTGAAACGCCACCAGCGGATAACTCAGGGTATGAGTACGTCCCTGAACCTGGCAGACAACCTTCTGGCTTTCTGTATTGACCAGGCAAACCCGCAGAACGTGTCCGTTGCTGGTGGTGAACCACTGCCCCACACGGGGGCAGTGGTCGTATCGGTGATACAGGGGATTAACGACACGGCGAATCATGGGTTTACCTCCCGTTGATTACGACGGGACACGGAGTGACCCTGGACGGTTTCAACCTCATGGAGTGCGTCAATACAGCTCTCGTAGTACCGCATGGTGCGCAGACTTAACCCAAGCTGTAGCATCATCAGACCATCACGGGTGATGTAATAACCACGCACTGAATCGCCATAGGCGCGATAAGTGCCGGGAATAAAGTTGCGGGTGAGAAATTCGCGTGAACAGTTGAGATATTCGATTCGATCGACGATGTTCTTATGCATGCGCTTAAAGTGACAGGCGACATACAGGGAGAAAATAACGGCCTTGCCGTTGACGACTTCGATTTTCAGGTATGGGGAAGTTGGGTCTGTAGCCATGATGGCAGCCTCCGTATGCAATGGATAACTTCCACCACCGGAAACGCCAATTTCGCTGGTGGTGAACTGAGCAGGGTTGGCGTAACCGGCGCATACGGAAACCGGCGCACCTTTCGGTGCCCCCACCCAGCCCACCATAATTTGGGTATAGCTGAGTTGTAGCAACAAAAAAGACGCTAACGCGCCAATTGTCGCCGTATGCAATTCTAGGACGCCAATCCCGGCACCCGTTTTATAAGGTGCCTGAACAGTGTAACGTCCCGGAATGGCAGAATCAATATTCAGGTAGCGGATCATGGACGCACCTCCTTGTCAGAACCATTCAGCCTGGAATCAACAAGTGCAGCACCAAAAACAGCATCACCAACACGGTCGTACAGTTTGCTGGCCAGCGGAGATTCAACAGCCTTAAGCATTGGATAAAGCTGGCTTGTCCAGATTTGATGGATTTCACGCAAATGCAGGTATACGCCTCTGGCGTTTCGTGCGACAGCTGACATATCAGACGCATCGGCACCTGATAAACTCTTCTCCATCAGGTTAAAGGCGTTGATGTATGCCTCTTTGAACCTGGCTGCACGTTTACCAGTGAAGCCCATAGCAAGAAACGCAAAGCCGTCGCGGGTTATTTGATAGCAAGGAAGTTTGCGGCCTGTGCAATCGGTGTAATCACTCACCGAAAAATTGCGGGCACAAAACTCTGGAGAACAATCCAAAATGCGGATCTTTTTCAGAACATCGTCATGACGTTTAGAGAAGAAGTCAGCAACAGCCAAAGAAGATGTAACAGCCTGACCATCAACGATGGCAATTTCAGGTTGAGAGAGGGTTGGGAGAGTAGTCATAGTGACAGCCCCGGTAGTCAGTTTTTTAGAAAACTCACCACATGGGACGCCAATCACAGAGGTGGTGAGACGTACAGGGTTGGCGTTACCGGAGACTACCGAACCCGGCCCGACCGAAGTCGGCCCTGTACGCCCCACCATAATTTGGGCGTAGTAATGCTCATGACACGAAAAAACCGCATGAGCGCGGTTATGCTCAGTAATCAATTTCAGGACGCCAATCCCGGCACCCGCTTTATAAGGTGCCAGAACAGTGTAACGTCCCGGAATTGCAGAATCAATATGCTGGTGGCGCTTCACACTCAACAAAATCACGACGAAACAACCACAGCGGGCTGAAGCATTCATGCGGATAACCATCACGCAGGTAAATAACCCGCTGTGTTTCAGGCTCCCAGCGTATAACGTGGACGCGACGCCCCCTTCCATCACGGAACCAGCGATTGAGTACTTGCATGTGTTACCTGTGAGCATAATTACCCCTGCCAGCCCAGCGCCTGGAACAACCCCATTTTCGGGTGATACCAGCGTGCACCTCGTGGCTCTGCTTCACTCATCATGCGATGAAAAGCAGCCATGAAAGGTTCTACTGCAACAATCGCGCGACGCGACAACAATCCATCCGGCGTCATGAACTCATGGGTGTCGGTAGGGATCTGATATGCGTTCACCAGATTGCGGCATTTCGCATCTGACATACCCGTTTTCGCCACCAGCTGACGGTAACCTGCATAACCATAGCGTATGGTGCCTCTTTTGATTTTCTCGACGGTTTCAGTAACGTAGGTGACTTTCTCTTCCACCTGCTCAAGACGTCTTTGTTGGCGAACAGCTTCAAGCGCCATTGCAGCAACCATTTCAATCTGGCTCATTGGTTTGCGGATTTGTTCTTCCAGTTCGCGCCAGCGGTCTACCAGGCGGGCGGTGAATTCAGGGCAAAGCTGTGCGACAACAATGATGCTGTCGCGCTTGCCTCGTTCACCTTCGAAAAGATAATGCTTACTTTTTTGAGTTAAACCTAACCCATTGATATTTTCAGAAATCCCCATTGGGGGAAGCTGAATAATCCCTCGTTGAGCAAGGCGCTCAATGGATTGTTTCACTTTGTCATGGCGGCTGCCCACCAGCTCTGCGATCTCAACGCTGGTCATGGATGCTTTATCGGTAAAAATTGCGGTATTCATCTGATTGCTCCTTGAGGATGACATTTCAGAACTCACGCCAAAACGTATGCATCGTGAGTTACTGCTCGTGACAGTCAGTCTTTAATCTCTGGTAATACCGTTTGATTTTCGTAACGAATCAGGAATTCCATCTTCGGGATAAGGGTATAGATCAGGTCTTAACCCATGCGGAGTAACCTTCCATTCAACTAATTCACACACCCGTAAAACAAAACGAGAAGGAACGGAGTTTTTAGAAAACCACAGGTTCACCGCTTGTGGCGTAACACCGATGTATCTTGCTATGGCGTTTTGAGGAATCAATTTACGCAACATGTCGTAATCATTCAGTTTTATCACAGCACAGCTCCAATATTAACTTTACAAATCAAGAATACATCAAGAATAAATTAACATGCAAGTTTCAAAAGGATCGAATACACTAAAATCAAGTTAATATTTAAGTGTATAAAGCCTCGACAGGAACTCACCATGAAGAATGTAAAAAGCACAGAAAATCGGATAGCAATGATGCTGAAAACAAAAGGCTGGAGTCAGGCTGAACTAGCCCGTAAGCTGGGTGTAAGCGCACAATCAGTACAATACTGGACTACAGGAAAGACGTTTCCCAGAAGCGATAAACTTGCACAACTATCAGTAATTAGTGGTTATCCACAATCCTGGTTTTTGGGTGAAGACACCTCATCAACACTTTCTTCAGCTGAAAAACACCATACAAGAGAAGACAGCGTTGTGTTCAATGTACTGGATGTTGAATTCAGCTGCGGCGACGGAACTCATGTTCGGGGAGATCTAATTGATGTTGTACGCTCAATAGAACTTGATCCTGAATATGCCCGCCGCCTGGTCGGTAACAGAGCATTCAAGAACATAGAAATTGGTAACGCCAGAGGGGACAGCATGGCCCCAACAATCTCCCCAGGGGACTTGCTGTTTTTAGATAAAACAGTAACTTATTTTGACGGTGATGGCATTTATGCATTTTGCTTTGATGGCGAATGTTACATCAAACGACTTCAAAAAATTGGAAGCAAGATCATGGTCTTATCAGACAATCCCAACTATCAGCCATGGAGCATCGAAAAAGAGGGAATGGCGCTGCTATATATCCAGTCAAAAGTCATCTCATCGGTACCATTCAATATCAACAGATTTGGTTAGTTATTGATTTTAAATTAAATTATTGGTCACACATTACAAAAAAATCAAGTTTATCAATTTTTGATTGACACGCGTTTTCCTGATACATAATATCTCACCATCAATTATATATTGATTAACTTCAACTTAGAATTGCATGGTGATGATATGGAAGCCTTACAAACAACACCAAAAACATGTAGCCTCAATACTTACAACAAGGTTTTATGTGATGATTTAGACCTCGATTCTTTTGCATTAACCATCGCAAACCTGCTCAGTGCTGTTCGCACCTTCAACCTCCTGGATGATACGCGATTAAAAGAGGTTGGGTTTGATGTGCTGGAATTTACTCATGAATATGCTTTAGCGATCGCATCGACAAAACAACAACATTCTATTCGCTCAGGCAACAAGATAGCCTGCATACGCACCAAACGTGAAGCCTGCGGCTTAACAACTGCCGAACTCGCCAGGCTGCTCGATCTCGATGAAGAAATTATCATCCAGTGGGAGAGCGGAGAGTACGAACCAACCATCAGCATGCTTATCCCCCTGGCAAACGTCCTAGGATGCGATCCGCTTTCTCTGCTGAGTGAAAAAAACAGCGAGTCAGTTATTCGCGTAAATGTGCCTGAAGTCCATGTGGAAAGTATTGGCGCACGCATCAAAAGCGCCCGTACAAAACTGGGATTAACCGAATCTGATCTTGCCCGCATGATTCATACCTATAGTGACCCCATAAATGACTGGGAATGCGGCATCCATGAAGTTCCAGCTGATCAGATAGTACCACTGGCCAGTGCTCTTAATTGTGACCTGATGTGGTTGTTAACAGGCAAATCAGAAGCAAAGGAGTAGCAACAATGACTGGCAATATCCATGATAAGTATGAAGGCTTATGCCTGGCACCAGATTCCTTTGCAAACAATATCCATAATTTATTATGCGCAGTTGTTGTATTACAAATGTCAGACAACGACGCAATAAAAAGAACAGGTGATGAAGTTCTTGAATTTGCACGTTGCTATGCTGAAGCAGCAGCTGAAAAAGAACTAACCAGTTAAATAGAACAAGTCATCTCCGGGTAATATATTACGGCTTAATCGCCGGGGATTATCACATCCTTAATCCACAGGAGGTTTTATATGACCTTTATAAAACATAAGGCATCACACAAAACAGCCTGCCTTATTGCACAGCACGGGAAAAATTACATGCATATTGCCTGCTTGTTTCTGCGTAAAGCATATGGGAGATAATAATGCATCAGAAAACAACAGAACACGAGCAAACCAGAGTATTGCTGACCATCAAAAACGGGAAAGTAATATTAATTCGTCATGTTCATGACGATGAACTTGTAGGAAGTCTTTCAACATTCCTGTTTATTGCAGAAAAGGCAGGATATGACGTTATTGCACCAGCAGATGAAGATGAGGAGTAAATATCATGCAATACGCTGAATTCCAGGCTGAAGCAACAGCCACAGGTATACGAACTGGCAGTATGACTATTGATTATCACGACGCAATCCGCCGTCTGGATGCAGGTGAATTCGATCATCCTAATGTGAAAGGTTTGCAAATCCTTCAATGCCTCGCACAAGCCGACAATGCAGGATTACTGGGTAAACTCCCTGTTGAGATGAAGGTAGCCCAGTGGCGCTGGTTGTACGTGACGACATTCATCAACGAAGAAGAAAACAAGAATGGCACTATTGATATCCCAAACGAACACGGAACAACAGATCGCGCCGTAATATATAACGGGAAGCATGGGGTTATGACGATATATCCCGGCCCCATTCGGTTTGCCTTACAGCAGTATATTGAATGGAATTTAATTCAAAAATACGGCAAGGCAGAAGGAATGGGTAGAGCGCTGTTTCTTTATCAGAAAATGCTCATTACATACCCAGATAAAGGTTTCATTGTTTCAGACATGGGGCGAGAAGGGCTTGAACTCCTTCTGGATGAAATGATTAACGACCTGAATACTCATGGTATGCCAGAAGGCCAGTGACACATTAAATATTAAGAAGAATATAATTCCTCCGTTTTTTACTAACCATTTATATGAAAAACAACCGTGAATTAAGCAGAGTAAAACTGCTTTTAATCCTTGCCACAGTACTGACAATAACAGAAATCATTATTCTCTTTATTGCGCTGTCTGTCAGTTAAAAATATCGGGATACCACATACCAATGAGACTGTATTTCACAATAGTAATTTTACTGGCAATTATCGCATGCATTTACGGATTACTCGTTCCGTTCCTTATATCCATGAAGGATACGATAGCAGTTACTTCTGGCTTTGCACTGGCGTTTCTGACCCCGCCCTGCATTTATGCCATTTACAAGGGTCTTTCTTTCACTAAGGATAAAAAATGAAAAAAATTATTTTTGCTTTAGCCATTGTTCTGCCGACCATTGGCCTTGTCGGCTGCGATCGCGTTGAACCCGGTAATGTTGGCATCAAAGTAAATAAACTGGGCGACGATAAAGGCGTCGGTGAGGTGGTCGGTGTTGGTCGCTACTGGACTGGCTGGAATACTGAAGTTTACATCTTCCCAACCTTCAAACAAATGAAGACCTACGATGAGCCGTTCAGCTTCCAGATGAGTGACGGCACAACCATCGGCTATCACATCGGTGTTGCCTACAAAGTTGATCCATCCAAAGTTACCACGGTGTTTCAGACCTACCGCAAAGGCGTGGATGACATTACCGCCACTGACCTGCGCCAGAAGATCGCCGACGCACTCAATCGACTGGCCAGCAAAATGACCACCGACAAATTTATCGACGGCGGCAAGTCTGAACTACTGGATGCCGCACTTAAAGACATTCAGGAAGAGATGACCCCCATCGGCGTTCAGGTAATGAGCCTCTCTTATGTAGGTAAACCGGAATACCCGCCAACCGTTATCGACAGCATTAACGCCAAAGTCACGGCAAACCAGAAAACCCTGCAGCGCGAACAGGAAGTCAAGCAACGTGAAGCGGAGGCCAACATGCTGCGTGCAGAAGCTGCCGGACAGGCTGATGCCATTCGAACAAAAGCCCTAGCAGAAGCCGATGCCATTCGTTTACGCGGCGAAGCTCTGCGCCAGAACCCTGGCGTCATGGAGCTGGAAGCCATCAACAAGTGGAACGGTACACTGCCGCAATACATGACCAGTGGTGCCAATACACCATTTATCCAGATTAAATAACTTACACGCCCGGCAAACCGCCGGGTTAATGGAAAATCAGATGAACAACCAGAATACTCAACCGCAAATAATGAACTATGACCCGAATCTGACGTCGTGCGGACGCATGGCAAAACAAACCGTTCGATTAACTTTCGGACTATGGGAATACCGCGAAACATTCGAAGTTACTGTCGGCGGCAATCTGACCGGACTGGATGTTATCAATTGCGCTATTGAAAGCCTGTACGCAACGCTGCCTTATGAAGAAGTCCTGGATGAGCGCACAGGGAAAACGGATATCATGGCCACCATTAATATTGGCGAACTGATATGCCAGGATGAAGACCTGTCCGGGGAACTCTGGCTTGCCGGGATGCTTATCTCAGCAGAAATTATCAGTATTGAACCCGCTACAAACATACGGCTCTGAAGTTCTCACTATTCAGAGAGCAGGAGAAAAAATGTTCGCTCTGATTAATCAGGGACAACTGTATACCGACAGTGCCGGTTACCCGGTAAAAATTGTTCGCTGCATAAACAACACCGTGTTGTACAGAAGATGTGAAGCGAATGTTTGAAGTGTGGTGCCACTGCCGTGGATGAAAGTTTTATGAGGTTGGCATGCAGACAATCATCTATCAGATAACCCCCAGCAAATGGTGTACGGAGAGAGTCCTCATTGCATCAACAGGGCTAAAGCCTGGCACCATCGAGCGAGCCAGAAGAAAGTCATGGATGCAGGGAAAAGAATACCGCCATTACGCTGTAGAAGGTGATCCGGGGCATTACAGTGAATGCCTGTACAACATCGAAGAAATTATGCGATGGATCGAAAACCAGAAACAACCAGGTGCCAAAAATGCAAGTTCCGGTTAACCTGTTAATGCTCCTGGACGTCTGGGAGGTTTTATGAGTAACGCATCATACCCGACAGGCGTTGAAAACCATGGAGGATCACTCCGTATATGGTTTCACTATAATGGCAAACGTGTCAGAGAAAACCTCGGTGTTCCTGACACCGCCAAAAACCGGAAGATCGCTGGTGAGCTTCGCACTTCTGTTTGTTTTGCAATCAGAATGGGGAGTTTCGACTACGCCGCGCAGTTCCCTAATTCCCCTAACCTGAAACACTTTGGTCTGGGAAAAAGAGAGATAACCGTTAAGGCACTTTCGGAAAAATGGTTGGACCTTAAGAAAATTGAGATTTGTGCGAATGCACTTAACCGTTACCAGTCAGTAATTAAAAACATGTTACCAATGTTAGGTGAAAAAAAATTGGTTTCATCCATAACAAAAGAGGATTTACTTTTCGTAAGGAGAGATTTGTTGACCGGTTACCAAAAGCTTTCTAATGGAAAGACTTCTTCCATAAAAGGGCGCTCAGTGGTCACGGTAAACTACTATATGACAACCATAGCTGGAATGTTTCAATTTGCAACAGATAATGGTTATACCTCAGGAAACCCATTTAACGGTCTGGCTCCCTTAAAAAAGTCCAAGGTAAAACCAGATCCTCTCACCCGTGACGAATTTATTCGTTTTATTGAGGCCTGCCGTCATCAACAAACAAAAAACCTGTGGATTCTCGCTGTATACACGGGTATTCGTCACGGGGAGTTGGTATCGCTGGCATGGGAAGATATAGACCTTAAAGCAAGGACTATAACCATCCGTAGAAATTATACAAAACTTGGCGAATTCACTCCACCAAAAACCGATGCTGGCACCGGAAGGACAATTCATCTGGTTCAACCAGCTATTGATGCTCTTAAAAGCCAGGCGGAAATGACCATGCTTGGAAAGCAACATTCTGTAGAGGTAAAGCAGAGGGAATATGGGAGAACAGCTGTGCATAAATGTACTTTTGTTTTTAGCCCTCAGGTAATAAAACAGCAGCAGTTGTCTGGACCTCACTACAAAGTTGACTCCATCAGGGAGTCATGGACAAGTATCTTAAAACGCGCAGGTCTGAGACACAGAAAATCGTACCAATCCAGGCATACTTATGCATGCTGGTCACTTGCCGCTGGAGCTAATCCTAGTTTTATCGCAAGCCAGATGGGCCACACAAACGCACAAATGGTATTCAATGTTTACGGAGCATGGATGAAAGACAACAATCACGAACAGATAGAACTCCTTAACAAAAGACTATCTGAAAGTGTCCCATGTATGCCCCATAAGAAAGTGGGGGAAAATAAAAACTTGTAA